TCAGTAACATTACTCCTGAGAAAGTTGGTGAGTTTACTGATGACGCAAGTGATATCGGTAAGGAAGTTACTGCTGAAGCAACTGCTCCTGCACCAGTAGTTGATACCGCACCAGTAGTTGATACCGCACCAGTTGCTCCGGTAGCTGAGACTGTAATAGAAACAGAAACAGTATCTACAACGACAGAAGCACCAGAGGATGGGGAACCAGAGGGTGAAAACTACGATGACCTTCCCTTCTAAAAATTACCAAGTTTAAAAAAAGGGGGAGATTATGTCTCCCCCTTTTAAGCTAATTCAAAATTCATATTCATGGCAAAGAAACCGAGTACGAAAGACGTACCATCAAATGCAGTAAGGAAACCAACTGTAAAGAAAAAGTTCTCACTTGATGATTTCAAGAAGAAAATTGGGGCAGATACTGTTCCATCTAAACCACTTCTATGGATTCCAATTGATGACGCATTGAAGGAAGCAACTGGTATGCCCGGTGTACCTAAAGGATATGTAACACTTTTCCGTGGATATAGCAACACAGGTAAATCAACTGCTCTAATGCGTTCAATTGTCAATGCTCAGAAAATGGGAATTATGACAGTTATTATCGATACTGAGAATAATATTGATGAAGGTAATGAAAGACTGACGTTAATGGGTTTCGATTGGAGTGGCGATTACATCTTGGTCAATAATAAATTTCTTCTTGACAATTTTGGAAAACTTCAAAATAAGGAAAGGAAAGAAGCAGCAATTGAAGACTTAGCAAAAGTCGTATATTATTTTCTTGACCAACAAGATGCTGGCAATTTACCATATGACCTATATTTTGCAATTGATTCAATTGGAACACTAAACTGTATCGCAACAATCGATGCTGAAGTGAAAGAAACTGCTAAAAACAACATGTGGAATGCTGGTGCTTATGAAAAAACATTTATGTCAATACTAAACAACTCGATTCCAAACAGTAGAAAGATTGATAGTCCATACACAAACACTATTGGTGCTGTTCAGAAAATTTGGTATGATAGCATGAATAAAGTTGTTAAACATAAAGGTGGTGAGACATGGTTCTTCGGAGCAAGAATGATTTATAATTTCGGTGGAATATTAACCCACGGAACTAAGAGAGTTACTGCTGCAAGTAAACTGCGTGATGTTAACTTTGGATTCGAAAACAAAGTCAATATTGCCAAGAATCACGTTGATGGTGCGTTGGGTGGAATTTCACTGGAAGGTAAGATTGCATCTACCCCACATGGATTCATATATGCTGATGCTGCTGGTATTGATGCGTATAAGAAGAAGAATATTCTTCATTTCCGTAATATTCTTGGTGATAATAGCCTTACTGCTGAAGACATCATAATTCAATCCAAAGATATGGATGACGAAGGAAATGTTTCATTCGAAGAAACTATAATTGAAAGAAGTGAAGGTAATGCGGAGGAAACTGAGGAATGAAAACCAGAACTCTTTTAGTCGATGCTCAAAATCTTTTAAAGCGTTCGTTTCACGGAGCAAAAGATGTACAAACCACTAATTTCGGACATATTGGTGGTTTATATTCTTTTTTAACTACTGTTCGTATGATGATAAAACAGCACATGATTAATAAGGTTGTGCTGGTTTGGGATGGTGAAGGTGGTGGGATTCAACGTTATAGAATTGACCATCACTACAAAGCCAATCGAAAATCTAAGGAGTGGCATAAGAAAATCGAAATGAATGCAGCCGAACTCAGAAGAGAAAAAGCAAAAGATGAATCGATTCTGAAACAGCGAAAAAGAATACAGGCATATGCTGAAGAAATATTTCTGAGACAAATTGAGGTTGACGATACCGAAGCCGATGACCTGATTGCAGCATACTGTCTACAATATAATAATAAGGAAGAAATTTTCATATATTCAAATGACCGGGATTTCGCACAACTCCTTGACTTGAACCTTACGATAATTTTTCCAAACATTGACCAACCAGTAACGAAATCAAATTATATGATGCATTTCAATCATCATTATTCAAATGCGTTGGCGATGAAGATTATTTGTGGTGATGATGCCGATAATATACCGGGTGTTGGTGGAATAAAAGAAGATGGACTTGTAGCAAAGTTTCCCGAACTCAAATTCAAAACATTAACAGTAAGGGAAATTTGTAAACGTGCCGATGAAATACAAAAGGAACGAGCAGCCAAGAAAATGAAACCATTACAGGCACTTAGTAATCTTTTAAATAACATAGATAGATTAAAAACCAATTTTGAATTGGTTAATCTCAGAGAACCGATGTTAAATGAGGAAGCACTTGAAGAACTCAAACAACTCGAAGTACCCCTATCTCCAGAGGGTAGGTCAAGTAAAAATTTGGTTGGAATGATGAACGAAGACCAGTTCCTAACCGTCTATGGTAGTAATTTTGTGCAATATGTTGAACCGTTCTACACGGTAATCATGCACGAAAAAGATTTGCTTAATGAATATTATAAGAATAATAAAGTAAGATTGTAATTTTACTTTCATTTTCGAAGTATTCTGCATATATTTGTGATAGATTTTTAATAACTTTTAAAACAATAAAAATGAACGAAAAAGAGAAGGAGAAGGAATTTGTTAACATATTTAGGTTTACTCTTACCCAAGGTAACATTTTGTTATGTGAGAAATTGTTCGATGCCGATGATTACAACCCCTTTACTAGATACTCGATTGACATCAGGGATATTTTACCACGAGCAATTACCAGATTACAGAAAACATTATCGAAACGAAGTTATGATGTTATTGCTGAAGTAGGAAGAGTGGATGTTTCAGGTGTTGATACACTCGATGAGGACGTAGAACTAGAGATGCAGACATATAATCTACTTCAGTACCACCAAATAATGGTTAACAGTTATCCACAACGATATCGGAATTCAATGCGATACAATCCAATACCCATTGTTCAGAAAATCGAAGAGAAGACAATCAGAGGTGTTGAATGTAAAATCGGGCTATATATTAATGAGAACCCGATTGTCGAAAGATTGTTTTATGTCGATGGGTTCAATCCTGTTGCCAGACAATCTATTGATATTGTTGATGTCGTAACTGATATCGCTGATACCATAAAAAATAAAATCAAACGGAATGACATTAAAAATATGTGGGATGATTACGATTTGATTAATATGAGAGGACTTTCAATTAATCAAATTAGGGAGCTTCCCATAGGTAAAAGAGAATATTTAATAAGAGGACTTAGAAGATAAGTACTTTATTGAGACGGGAATTGGGGTTATTTCTTTTTAACTACCTTTTGAGAAGTATGTTGAACCCAATCTCCGTCTCTCTTATACCAATATTTTTAATACAATGACAGAGAAAATTGAAAACACACTCACTGCTTATTTAGGTCCAGAATTTCAACAACGCCTTATGTGGCAGTTGTTGGTGGAACCGGAATTCGCTGAGAAAACATTACCTGACTTAGCTATTGAATATTTTGATGACCCTAACTTAAAGCGGTTATTCATTATTATTTTGGAGTATTACAAGGAATTTGACAAAGTTCCGAACCTCCAAAATCAGAGTATTCACCAAGCAATCAACAAATACAAGACCCCGAATAATCCAATCGAAGAAGAATCTTTATTTAGTGTCATTAAACGTATTGAACTCTGGAACGAGAGAATCATCAATAAGCAAATGCTTTACGATGGAGATGTTGTTCAGAAATCAGCCAATGCTTTTGTTAAGCAACAAGAATATCGCAAGTTGGCTGAAGACGTTATGGATAAGGTCAAGACTGGCAAAATAAAAGATAAATTCACTATCGCTGCTATTGAAGACCGATTTCAAAAAATATCACATATCGGAGAAGAAGATGATGATTCGGAATCCGTTACTGAGGGAGTTAATAAAGCATTAAGGAAGGAGTTTAGACAAACAATCCCAACAGGCATTGAAACCATTGATGAATTAACTGGTGGTGGTCTGGGGAGAGGTGAAATCGGTGTGATTCTCACACCTTCTGGGGTTGGTAAGACCACGGCACTCACAATCATAGCCAACACCGCATATGAACAAGAAAAGAATGTTGCTCAGATTATTTTCGAAGACACAAAAGACCAGATTAAACGTAAACATTATACGATTTGGGCAAAATCCGCATTGAGTAGGATTGATGAAGATGAAGAAAATGAAAGAGTTAAAGAAGTCGTAAACAATAAAGTAAAATCGTTAGAAGGGAAAGGTAGATTAATCATTAAGAGATTTAGTCAGGAAGATACCACGATGAAAGACGTGCGTAACTGGATGCTGGCTTACCAGAAGAAATGGGGGTTTAAATTTGATATACTCGTACTTGACTATCTTGACTGTCTGGAAAGTCATAAGAAATCACAAGACAGAACCGAATCCGAACTCACAATTATTAAAGGATTTGAAGCACTTGCAAGTGATTTCGATATCCCGGCATGGACAGCGATTCAAAGTAACCGTAGTGGCTTCGGGTCTGAGTTTGTGGAAGCACATCAGAGCGGTGGTAGCATTAAGAGAGTTCAGAAAGCTCACTTCTTCATGAGTATAGCCAAAACTCAGGAACAACAGGAAGCCAATTTTGCAAATATTAGAATAATTAAAGCTAGGTTCGCCAAGGATGGACAGGCATTTGAAGACTGTGTATTTAATAATGATACCATGCAAATCATTATCGATGACCCTAGATATAGAGGTAGTAGGACATATAAGGGTTTGAAACATTATGATGATGCCAGTAGCTTGGAAAAGAAAATGGAAAATTTAATTGAAAAATCATCAGACGTAAAAATACATGAGGCAATCAGTAAACATCAGGAAGGCGCATTGGTTGATAGATTGAATAGTGACGATATCAATTCATTGCTCAGAGATAACAAAGCATCGGAAGACGAAATAAAACCGAATACCGAGTTCCATCCAGAAGTGAAGAACATACATATCAACACAACCAGAACAGATTTGAGTCAAGAAGAATTGAATGCTGTTGCAGATATTGTGAATGAGGTCATGAGTGAGGCTGAAAATGAGGGTGTAAAAACCGTTATTCCTACTGTTGTGAACGAACCAACAAAAATTCTCCCACCACAAGCAATGGAACCACCAACTGGTGAGGGGGTGGTGGCATATATGGATGAAGTTGCGCCAAAACCCGTGGAAAATATCGATGACCTCGAAAATATGTTGGAAGACCCCGATGAAGTGGAAAAAAACGAAAGTAGTGTGCATAACATGTTGGTGAAAAAACGTGATTATCAGAACGTTAAACCAAAACAGTAAAAATAATTATAAATTTTTGTAACTTTTCTGAAACTCGAACGTATTTATTTTTCACAACCTCTGTATTTTTTTTTTTACATTTTTTTCAAAAAACGCTTGCGTAATAAAAAAAATGGTATTATGTTTGCAGAGTCTTTCGGGACAACGTTCTTTAACAAGATTTAAAATATAAAAGGAAACTGGATGTTATTTCAGAAATTAGCTCAGTGATAGAGCATTTGCTTCAAAAGCGAAATGTCACGGTGTCAAAACCGTATTTCAATCAAACATAACAAACAAAATATCCTTTTTAAAATATATTGCGGGATAGAGCAGTCTGGTAGCTCGCTTGGCTCATAACCAAGAGGCGTTTAATCGGTTCCGGGGGTTCGAATCCCTCTCCCGCTACTAAAAGAAGAACTGGTAGTTTTTACAGTAAATTTGTTCGCAATACAAACCAGTACGAAACAAAACTAACGAATTTCTTCTAAATTTATTCCCGGTTGTCCCTGTGGCAACATATACTTCCGGGTAACGTTCTTTAAGATATGACCTAAGAATTCGAACAAAATGGGAAAGAATTCTGAGATTGAATGAACATGAAAATGCTGGCAAACCGATAAATTACATACCAAGTAGTGCATCACATAACCACAATGTTCAATGGGTCTAACGTATAAGGGAAAACTGAAAGTGTTTACAGTAATTCGGAGGTTCGAATCCTTCCTTCCCCACCATTTTTATTTATAAACTTGGGGAAGTAGCCAAGCTGGTAAAGGCGCATAATTTTGGGTTATGTTTTAATAAACAACAAATACATTCGACATATTCCCTATGTTATTTTTTGTCGCAGAAATGCGAATTTTAATAAAAAATTATGTCTGAGTTTGTAGAAGTACGGTCAGGCACAGATGCAGAATTGCATCGAAAAGGAAGAACTTGTTGTGTATACAGTAATTGAAACATGTAATCCCACCCATGCAGAGGTGGGACAA